CACGCCATCCACTGAGTGGCGGCTTTTGTAATTTCATCATCTGTCAACGCAACAGTGTGTAAAGCAGAAAATCTGTGAATCCCTGCGTTTGTCAGGTCAATTTGGTAACTACCACCTATGCGTAACTTGGCCCCCAAATCGGCAGGGTCGCTCATTCCTGAGGTTTTCTCCGCTGAAAGAGCTTTATTTATGATTTTAAAATCCATTTTTTGGCCGGATTTGAATCTGGCACATACCAGATAATTCGTATTAGCGAGCAATCCGCTTAATGCGACCGACTGCTGGGTAGATGTACTGCCGTTAATAGTATTAACAGCAAAGTTAAGCGTCATATTTGTAGAGCCAGCCTGGGTTCTTAAAGTCACCCCTTGCGTAGTTCCTGAGCCAGACTGCCGAGCACCATTAAAGTTGCTCAACAAGAGAATCTGCGAGAGAGTTGGGCAATTAAATATAGTGAAAAATGTAAAATCGAGAGGCTGTAAAATTCCGGTGTCCAGCAACGTCCCCGCCGGCGTAAATTCGACCCCATTAACTTGAACAACAGGAGAGCCAAGGACCGTTGCCGCTGCGCCTCCCGGGGCCAGGTTTCGACCGGTTTTATCAGCGGTACCGCCAAAAAAGTTTAAATACTGCAACCCTCTCCTGACTAGCGGATCAAAACCTAACCCACTATCTCCTACAAAGTCATTAGTAATGATTCGAGTTCCCATTTATCTGTCCTTTAAAGTGAAGTGGCCTGTCTATAAAAAGCTACGCATGGATTGTTTAGTGGATATGGTTTATTTACAAGGGCGGTGATATTTGCAGAGGATCGCTCTCCAAGGTCAGGGCGATATTCGTAATTTGATAAAGATATTGTTCCATCGCTATCAAACAAATTTCCGCAACCTCCAGATGCAGTTTCGCTGCCGTACCAGACAAATACACTACCTGATGTCTCCCTGGATAATTCTAAATCAACCACTGTCGCCGCGACAATTTTTACAGATGATATCGGAACATCACCAAGATCATCTGTGACCCTAAATCCTCTGGCAGAGTAATCCTGGGCTACCGTGCCAATCGCGTAAGAAGACATAAACTTAAGTGGCGGAGACCATACTAAAAAATCTATTCTGATGAGGGTCCCTTTTATTGTAATGTTCCTGGGCTGCAATGGCTTCCATTGCTGAGACCGATCCTGAACTCTGTGCAAAACCTTTCCAAACTGAGAGGCCAGCCAGCGATATCCATTTGCGTCAGGATGGCCGCCTTTTCCTGTAACCATATAATTTGGTGAGGCCATCATAACATTCTGGTCAGCAGCACATATGTCAAGCTGAGCTTCTCCAATAGACATTTTGGTTACATCGCGAGTATAACTTCCTCCAGTCTGATACAGTAAAGTTAGCGGCACGGACTCCTGTCCAGTGATTGCGATTGTATCGCTGATGAAATCATCAATTAATCCACGTAGTTTGTTTCTGTAGGCCACTCTATCGGTGGTTCCGCCTTTCGTACTGTCGTAATTGTACTCGTTCCCTAGATACAATAACCCAACCACGCCGCAGGTTTTTCCGGCTGCATCAGCTATGCCCTTAACCTGCGTCACCGCTGAAATAATCCTGTTATAAAATCCGGTTGATGCACCTTTTTCAAGGTTTTCGATAATTTGACCGCCAACACCACAGTTTAATGCAACATACTGACGAGAATCTGATGAAATCACATTTTGCTGGAACTGCATTGTTCTCCACATTTGCAAAGAGGCAATATCAACTGATTCGCCATAATTATTAGACCATGGACTGGCTGCAATAACTTCAGCATCAGTCATGATATGACCATCATCATCACTTTGATTTACAGCAACCAAATTGTTAAGCGCTGCGCTGCCAACTGGGTTAAATGTAGACCCACTATGCACATTAAGGGGCCTGACTGACATCCCCAGCATCTTTAAATTAAGAGAGTCTTTTATTTCTCTGGTAAGGCATGGAACCCCTTGCGTTCCGTTACTATATGACTGGCCATAAGTAACAATTATATTTATATCAAAAACAGGTCTCTGAAAAGAGTAATTTATTTCTGCCCGCATGGCGTCTGCAGCAGCGATATTGTCAGAATTACGTTTAGCTATATCTGCACTATCGCTGTCAGAAATTGATTGCTGCTCTCCATCCACACTTAATAAGATGAAACCAACGCTATCCCGAAATAATACCCCCGTCACATCATCAGTTGCCTCAGCATGCAATGCTTTTGTAACCAATTGCTCTTGTTCAACTATTGGCTGTGTATCGTCCACATCGCTAAGAAGAGGAACTCCTATTTGCTGAATTATAAATCCGACACTATCTCTAAAAATGAACCCTTCAAGAGTATCGTCGTATTCAGCATGTATCGCTCTGTTTTGAAGTAGATCCCTCCCTAGTGCAGCAAGCCTAAAGCCGACGTCGTCATTTACAGTCATGATGGGGGAGCCATCATCTGTGATGATCATCGAGTTGATGTAGTTCTGTGAGGGCATTTTTCGCCCGGTAGGCTGCAGCGTCCCGGCGTTGTTAATAACCTCAACCGCAAGAGCACTGTCATCAGAGCTGCGGTAATACGCAGTTGATCCTACCGGTATGTTGCCAGCGTCTGCATCAGCCTGCGCCGCAGCCAGCGTCGGAAACTCGCGGATTGTCCCTGTTATGGCCGCTGTACCCGGCTGCTTCGCCTGCAATACGGCCACGCCTGCTTTGTTTTGATACTGCCATGCAGCGGAAAGCGCATCTGGGCCCTGGGCTACCCAGAACGACTGGCCATCAGTAGTTGCTGCCAGACCTGCAATGGTGCCATCAGGATCGCTGGCAGTCTTATAGAACGTGAACTTATTCTGTGCGTAGTCAGAAGCGTTATTTGCATACTCTTCAGCCTGTGCTGCTGATGCAGCTGCCTGCTGGGCATATTGAGCGATAATGTTCAGCGTATCTGCCGTCATCATGTTGGCAACCATATCATTGGCCAGCCATGCGCGCGCCAGTGTTCCTTCCTGCGCACGTTCAATCGTGAAGATGTCCCCAGCCTTGGCAGTCACGTTCACGATCTCAACCTGGGAGCCGGTGGCGGCATCGGTGAGAGTGAGTTTAAAGTAGCTCTCGCCTGCCACAGCATCAGGGAACTCGGCACCAGTTCCAGCGCTAACGATCAGCGACGTGTCGGTTGCGCTGATAGCAGAAGCCAGCGTGCTTTCTGCGTTGTTTGTAGCCAAAAGGGTTAGTGCCATGTCTCCTCCGGATTTAGGCATAAAAAAACCCGCCGAAGCGGGTTATTTTAAAATTAAGGGTTCTATAATTTTCTACATTCACTTAGAGTGATGTTCCCAGCATAAACTGGGGTTAATATTTGATGTGCCGTTCCGTTAACAACCTTATATAATGACCCATCTTTTATTTTGCTTTCAAACTTAACTTCATACCGGTACCCTACGCCATCATCCCTGTAACCGGCGAAAACCCAGGCAGTGATGCTTTCATCATCTAACGATGCTGACCTGTCTTTTGTACTGGTGTTTATTGAAAGATCAGGGCTTTTAAATACAAGGTTGTTTTGTTCATACACTTTAAATCTAACAACCTCATCAATTACTTTAACTGTTGAATTTGGTTTCAACCCTTTAAATTCAGAACCGAATGTTTTACATAAGAACTCACCGCCTTGGTGATTCTCATTTTCTTGTAATATCTTTGCAGTCTTTTGGTTTTTTCCTTCATCAATCCTATCAATTAAGTATTTATGATACTCTGATGAAGTCATGCAACCGGATGAAAGAAAACATAAAAATATAACCACTTGATATAATTTCATAGCCATTCCCAACCAAATAAATTCAAATAAATTTATTAGTAGTTGGATAAAAAATCAATCAATTATTTCAACGCTAATTGATTGATAAAACGGCATATGCAGCAGCCCGCTATCCATGGCCTGCTTGAAGAAAATGGCGAACTCGAAATCCTCGGTGATCACAAAGGCCGTGTCCTTCTGGTTGTACTTCCTGGAGTTATAGGCCGATGCGTTGTAGATAGCACTCCGCGTGAACCTGCGGCGTCCCTTATAGATGGATATCACGATACCGCCATCCACAAACTGGATCGAGATACTCCACCGCTGGTCATTGAGGATATCTGTGCCATTCACTCCCAACAGGAACCGCAGAATACGCCGCTTTATCCATGGGATAGAGAAATAGAAGCCATCACCTTTGTAAAAATTCCAGGTCATGATCCGCTTAAAAAGGTCATCAGAGACAATAACCTGGTTCGACTGGTCAATCACCCGGTACTCATTGAATGCCAACTGGTTAAATTCGAAGGTGTTATATGGGCCTATCTCCTGCTGATCGCTGCTGGAAATCACAGGCGGCAACACGCCATAAATGCCATGGGCAATCCATCGGAGTTGATCTCCGGTGTTGTAGTCACCGATGAAAATCGGCAGGTTGGCATTAACCATCCAGTCATAAATGCCCTGCGCCATCGAGTTATACGCAGTAAAAAACGCCCGCAGATTGTCATCGTCGTTGTATTGCGTATACATATACGACCGGATGATATCGTCCAGCATGCTACGCCCCTGTTACGATCACGCCATCCGACGCGATATAAAAATAACTGAACTTATCTCCGCTGATGATATTCGTCCCGGCATCCGGTGGCGTTATCACACCATTGACGGTGACCACGACGTTTAGAGTGCTGATCAGCCCCATGTCGATTGTCGAGTTAATCGCCTGCAAGAATGCGTCTTTCAGGTTGTTAACGTTCAGCGGTTTCCCGGCGAATATGCCATTCACATACTGAATCGTAGGCGCCGAGACCAGAGAGGCGACCGTGGCATCAGTCAGGTAGTTAACGCTTTCAGTGCCCCACTGATACGTCACAGTGACCCGCTGCAGCAATGGCGTCACGAACGGGATCACGTAGTTATCAGGCCAGTCATTCACCGTCACGGTATTGTTCCTGACGTTCGGTGTCACCTCGCCGCCGCCTCCCCAGGTACCGGATGAAGTGGTGTCAATCCCGATGGAAAAAGTGTGAGGGGACAGTACCGTCACGGTCAGAGGAACGTCATTGATGCCTGTCATCCCGGTAACGCCAGTGATCCGGATAACCTGGCCGTCAGTGTAGCCATGAGTCAGGTCTGTGCTGACGATGCCAGGATTTGCATTCGTGATCCCCGTTACGTTCAGTGAACACCCTTTCAGCCGGCTGATATCCCCCGCAGACTTATAGAGCGCGCCAGCAATATCGTAAATATCACCGCCTGCGCACATGACTATCCACTTATCCCCGTCCTGAATGACAGAAACCAGGCGCGCCTGCACGTTATCAAGGCTGGTGAGATGTTGCCGGATAAATCCAGGATATCCCTGAACTGTGGCCATCTGAGCCTGCCATACTCGATCACGAAACTGATAATTCGTTTCCGGGTCAGCACCAGGAGTGCCGGCGATCGGGTTGGTGCAGGTAATGGTGACGTCAGAAGGAAGACTGGTGATTATCTGGTTAACCGTATTTGCCGGTACTGCCCAAGTACCGGTCTCCGTTCCTTCGCATGACACACTGGCAGACACACCGGACGAGGAGATTATCGTCGCATCACTAACGGAATACGTATGTGTGCCATCAGAAACAATAAAACCTTGTGGGATGACAAACCCAGCCGGGCCGGAAAACTGAATCGGTACCGTGGTAGTGCCAGCAGTTTTCTGGCCCGGGATACCTGCCTGCTGTGCGAGAAGCTCCAGCATGGCGAGGTTAGCCTTTAGCGGCCCCACTGAGTTAATCAGGTCAACCCTTGCCTGATCACAAACGATGAGCGCGCCAACATCGGTACTGGCCACGTCTTCAATCAGAGAGCCAGGCAAATCAGTTGTGAGTCCCGGAGATAGCGCAATGGCCTGGGAAACGAGCTGTGCTCTTAGCTCTTCCGGCGTCAGAGGCACCGGGCCTGCTGACGTATAGCTGACTGGTAAATCGCTCATACGGCCACCTGTGTAATTATTTTTGAACCTGCGTTTGTGATTGCCGAGATGTTATAAACAGGCGGGTCGTCGCTGATCAGCGCAATCTGTAGCGAGGAAAAATACTGGCTGAACTGTTTCTGAATACGATTTACGTAATACGTCGGCAGGATTTGCTGGATCACCGACCCGGCAGCCGGAATTCCGTTATTGGCGTAAAATGGCGACTCCTGCGGCGCCAGTTTCAGATTCTGGATCAGGGTGGTCAAATACACCGAGTCATTAAACCCATTTTCGTCGGTTTCCACAAGGACCCACTTCCCCTCAGAGTTTCGGCCATAGGTTCTCACTCGGTGATACTCCCGTTAAACGTTGAAGTCGGCCCCCCGGTATCATTTCCATCGTTGCCGTTTGAATGTTCATGGCTGTTAAGCCAGGCCAGAAGAGACTGCCACCCGGCGTGCATGATTGCCGGGCTGGTACTGGCCACTGAATCCTGCAGGTGACCAGCCTGTCCTGAAAGGCTCCATTTGCTACCCGTCAGTGAGAAAACAGTCCCGCCAACGGTGACGGTGAAGCTGTCAGGTGTGGAAATAGCAATACTGTCAGGCTTCAGGAGAAAAGTAGTATTGCTGCCGCTGTCGCGCAGCGTTACACCCTCCGGCCCGTATACCGTCACCACCTGTCCATCGACATCCTGCCACTCGGTATTGCTGATCGGCAGATAAACCAGTGCGCTGAGATTCGTCGGCTGAGTCAGATCGGCAACGCCGCCACCCAGGCCGCTCATTCCGCCGATATAGGTATCAGCAGGGATCACAATCCCCAGATCTCCTGGCTGCATTGGATAGCGCACGTACTCTGGACCAAAAAGAGGAATGGTTACCTGTGGCAAGGTGAATGGGATATTAGTTAGGCTGAACGAGACAGTGATCATTTTCCCTGACTGCCTGACGACAGTTGCAGGCAATATCTTTCCGACCAGCTCCATCGCTTCGGCAATTTTTACCTCAGCGAAATTGTTCATGCTCTTGGCGAAGTTAAGCCGCTGACTTATAGTCACGATCAGGCCTCCTGCGTCACATACGCCTCATAGATGGTTACCCAACTTGCAGCGTCTGGCTGCCTGCTGTTTCCTACGCATCTGCAGGTCTGCACAGCGAACACCCCGGAAAAGGCGCTTTTACTGCGATACTGAGAATATGATGAGGCCTGCGTTACCGCCATTGCGCCGGCAGGCATCCTCACGTAGTCACCTACCTGAATATCCGCCCTCATTACGCAGGTGATCATCACCCGGTTGTATTCAATCCATACCGGCTGCCCGACGAGATCGGTAAATTCAAGCTGAATGGGGGTTTTCTTTTTCTCAGTCGCTGCGCTGTCCCATACTCTGATCTCTTTTCCCGGGAACATGGCCATTTCCACGCCGAGATAGTTTTCATCCCGGATAATGCTACGGCTCAGGTTTTTCAGGTTCGACGCAAGTTGCTGCATGGTCGAGCAGTAAATCGGGGAATCGTAGTTCAGAACCAGCAAATCGCTGATGTTGATATTTATTTTGTATTCCGGGAAAGCGCGTTGAAGCGCAAAAAATAGTGCTACAGACAGTTTTTGTCCCTTGCTCCACGGCATTGTAATGTTCGCCGGCTTATCCACTGAGCCAGCCCCAGCCGTAATAATCATGTCCAGAGACAGATCGATTCCTTGCCAGTTACCGAATGGCTGCTGAATGATACCTTCAAGAATCATTCCGCTCTGGGAGGATTTGGCCAGTGGCAAACCTTTCGACATACCGACAAATCCCTTAATGGTCATGCCGAACATGTTTTGCTCTGCCTGCTGCATTTCTTTAATGCTGACGCCAAACACCCTGACGAGGCTTGACCCTACCGGAGTGGACATTCCATATCGCTGAATGTCGAACTCCACCATCAGGCAGCCAGGATTATAATTTCCATAGGCATCAAGGCTTTTGTACTGGCGGTATAACTTCCCTTTCTGGTCAAAAATCTGGAAATCGTAATACCTCATCAGCTGGTCACCTCAATTACGCCATTTTGCTCCCGCCAGATCATGGTTGTTCCGGAGAAAACGCCGGCTATCAGATTTATGCCGGTTCCATTGGTAGAGCCCACCGCGGGGGTGTTAAGCATGGTATTGCCGGAATTGTCGGTGATCAGGATGTACCAGCGTTGTGCAGCGATATTCCACTTCACCTGGCAGTTATAAACCGTTCCATCCAGTGTCGGAGTAAAAGCTACGCTCTCTCTTTCATTGCCGGTAAACGTGTAGGTATCCGTCGTCATAGGCCAAACTCCCCGCTAAGCTTACCGATGAGGCCTACTATGTCATTCGCGGCTCCTGACACGGTGCCGCCGAGAGAGGTATTCCCGAGGGCCGCGACAGTGTTTGTCCATGACGCATCCGTTTGCCGGGTTCCTCCATCGATTTTGCTCAGGAAACTGTTAACCGCCTGCTCGGCCCCTGTTTCAGATACCAGCGGCTGCTCAAAATCCCATAACCAGGATCGCTGAGGTACAGCCTCATTAAAACTGGTCATGTCCTTAACCGTACGCAATATACAGCCGCTATAAAACAGCGCTGGCGTAGCGACGATATAGGTTCCGCCAAGGTTTGCATGCGCCTGCAGAACAGCTTGCAGCGCACTGAGAGTGACGAATTTCGTCATCGCTCCAGTATTTTCATTCACCGGAGCATCCATCATCAACGCAATGCGCAAAGGCTGAGCAAGTAGCGCGTTAGCGGCAACGGTCTGGTTAGCAAACGGGTATTTGGCAATGTCGTAATCGACCATCGTTCCACCCTGAACCGGCTTCCAGTGGCAAAAATATTTATCGAGGTCAGTAAGGTTGAATGCGCCGCCCAAAAGCCCTGTGACAAAGCTCGCGCTCTGCGTCAAAGCTACAATGGGCAGCATTCCGCCGGGGATGCTCTGCGCAATCCCGTTGCACAGAATCACCGGCGAGACTTCAAAACCCAGCTTATACAGTTCGCGAGTGAATCCCATATCTATCGCACTCCGCTAAGAAGGGCGCCGGAGACAATGGCGTTCCCACCCGTATTGTTGTAAACGACGATTTCCCGACTACCATTGCCATTTTTATCGACGATCTGCTGCAGAAGCTGGTTAGTTTTCGATGTATTTTTGGCAATCTCTGAACTATCGACGCCAGAAGCGTCATTGTTCTTCGGTGCGCCATACATCGCAACATACTTTTCCCTGATCCTGCCGGGATAAGCCCTATTTTCTGCACTACCGCGGCGGCTACCGCCGTTGTAATAACGCAGCGCCTCGTCGAGGTCACCATTCGCGCTCTGCATCGCCCAGGAGAAAACTCGGGCTCCAGCCATGATGTTGTCACGCGGGTCAAACGGCTTCTCACCAGGCTGAAAGTTATCAGGCATAATTTGCATTAAGCCTAATGCACGCTTACCAGACCTTGTAACAGGCCCTTGCGCATTCTGGTCCCAAGAAGATTCCCCCGCGGCAATGGCTTTAAGCCAGCGCGGGTCGACGTTATATTTTTGGGCTGCATCCAGAAAATACTGGTCGTACTCAGCAGGGGCCGTCCCGGTCAAGCTGTACAGATGGCGGGCCAGCCATTTTGACGCTGCTGGCGTGTTCGGGTCGCTGATACCGCCTTTTACGAAGTGATTACCACCGGCATCGGTCTGAACGTCATTATTCAGGAATGAGGACCCGGACTTGATATCGTCCATCGCCGACGATCCGCCATCGAGCCAGCCGAGCACTTTCATGATGACGCGCCCAAGCCGCTCAACGCCAGACATAAACGACTCAACGTCGCTTTTGAACGTCGGCGAAGCCAGGTAGTTACCGAACCGCTCAATGCCACCGGCCAGCGCATCAATCCACTTACCGAGTTCGGGGGATTTCAGGACGGTATCGATCGCGCCTGACAGCGCATCAGACAGCTTGCTCAGTTGCGGCGTGAGCGGCCCCAGTCCGCGCACAAACGTGTTCCTGATGCTCTGGCTGCTGTAGTCAAGCTGGACGTTAAAATCCTGCCACTGACGCGCCTGCTGGTCGGTAATTTGCAACATACGCGCATCCTGCTGCGCGCGCTTCTCCATGGCGGTGATCTCTTCATCGCTCATGTTTTTGAAGCGGTTCAGGTCGTCCAGCGTAAAGAAGTTTGTCAGGCCGTGCGCCTGTGCGCCCTGCAGCGTGCTGCCGTTCTGCACGAAGATATCGCGCGCATTACGGATCATCTGCGGGAGCAGTTTTGCCGGGTCCTGGTCGGGATTGTTAATGCCCATCGCCTGAAACGTCCAGCGCTTCGACAGGTCCATTTGCGAATCGCGGATCGCGCCCAGCGTCCCTGCCGGATTACCGAGTGCTTTCTGATAGTTTATGGCGGTGGAATCAAGTGCGCCGATACTCGTCCCGAGCCCGAGAGAAGTAAACCGCTGGGCGCCGGTGGTGGCAGCCAGGCGGTTGATGCCAAACAGGCCGCCAACGCCAAGGACGCCGGTAAATATCCCGACAATGCCACCCCATGACAGAAGGCTGGCCGTCGCTTCCTTGATATGCCCTGCCAGCGATTTAGCGTCTTTCGTCGCATCGCTGAGGAAGCCCTTCGCAGATCTGGTGCTTTTGTTGAATTCGTCCTGCTTTTTCTTCGAGTCTTCCAGGTTGGTGTTGAGCCGATCGATACCGCTGTTGATGGTCAGAATGGCCTCGGCCACGGCATTAAACTCCGCGCCTAACTCCTTCGCCTCACCTTTGGCCTTTTCGGTCTGTTTGCTGCTTTCACCAATACCAACGGCAGCCACTCGCCAGGCTTCCGGTAAATCATCCAGCGCGCTCTGGTACTCGCGAAATCTTTCCATAAACGCGACAAACTTGTCGTCATTTACGTCAATGTCGACGATCGACTTAGCTACCATTGAAGAAACCTCTTTCTTTGAGCGCGGCGAGAAGGTAGCGCTGCCGGTACTGCGCCGGGCTGGCATACTCCTCGCCGGTGATCTCCCTTATCACCTGCCAGAAACCCTCATTAGACGCCCAGTCTAAGAGGGTATAAATGACGTTTCCGGCGGGGCATTCTGGGTCTGGGTATCGGTATCCGGCTTCGACGTCTGCAACGAATCGCGGAACGCCGTAACGCTCGATGAGGTTAGTTGCCCATCGTACATTTTGATTACCGTTCCCACGGTCGGCGCGATCAGGTTTGCCTTCTGAATAGCAGAGGAAACCATAAAAAAAACCACTTCGCCTTCCACCTCGCGATACTCATCAGGGTCGATAATCCCCTGATTGAATGCCACCTCAAGGGGCGTGGTTTTCCACTGGCCGTCGACATTATGGATAACTACCGTCAGTCGCTGAATTTCATCAACGATGTTAGGGCCTGTCAGACCGTTATCTATTTCCGCTTTCAGGCTCTGCCTCAGCATCATCGCGGCGATTCTGGCGGCGCCAAGACCGCCAACCTGCGAGATGAATCTGGTGAAGAGGTTCCCCAGCAGGACGCAATGCTCTTCTACTACCTCATAGGGAAACGGCGTTACATGTAGGTAGACGATAGATCCGTCTTCGCGGGTAATGTTGGTGACCAAATTCAATTTCTTGTCGATTTTCATGCATTACACCCACATGTTGTCGTTAGTGACCATATAGCCGCCAATGGTTACCACAAAAGCCGGTTCCATCCCGCTAAAAGCCAGCTCATTGAAGTTGACCAGGTAGCAGTTGAGCAGCGTAATATTGCCGAACGTCGTTGCATCCGGCGTCACCACGATTTCACCCAGCGACGTGTCGGTTAAAAAGCGCTGTCGGTAACTTTCTCCCAGCCCCTGAGTTTTCAGGAGATGCACGGTCAGCGTTACCTGTTGATACGGCGCCTGGCTGCCGACGGTGCCGGTCATCGTAGGGATGATGTCGGTCGCTGGGCCGTCCGGACGCAGACTAATGCCGTCCTTTGCCAGGTACGACGCCGAGACGTTCAGCGCCGGTGTATCAGTGACGGAAAGAGCCCCGCGTACGCGGTTAAGAAAGCCCTGCGGTACTAATGGGTTCGCCATTTTTTACGCCCCTACAAAGTTCGTTACGTTCACGTTAAACGTGATGGATTCGAAGCCGCGGCGCGGCGTCATGACGGCGCTCAGCCCGTTATATTTGCCTTCCTGGTAATCAGATGGGTTCAGGCTGTTGTAGTTACTGAACGGAACGGCGTTGATCACGGCGTTGCCGGCGTAAGTACCTTTGTCATACTCAGTGTTGAAATCTTCCTGCGTCAGTTGCGTGTCAATGACGCGACCGAGGATCAGCCCGTAGCTGATGCCATTACGCAAGGTTTTCAGCGCGCGACGCTGCAGGCGGTCAATGCCCTTCTGCTCGTAGTACAGCGGGTTAACGGTCGTGTTGGAGCCGTTGATGATTTCATTCGCCAGGTCGAGCTCAAGGTTGATCGCCGTCCACGCCACCGAATACCAGTAGTTGAACGGGTTACCGTCGAGCATGCGGCCGGTGAACAGCACTTTATTGCTGAGTCCACCTTCGGCGCCGGTGCCGATGTAGTTGATGTTGTTGTCCTGCAGCGATTTCAACAGTGCGCTGTTGCCTTCCAGCGGGTACTCAGTCAGGCCGTACATAAAGCGGTACGACATTGGCGGCACCATGTTGCTCGACCCCGGGTCGTTTGCCAGGGATGACTGGAACGGGCCGGCCATGGAAAACTCGCTCGCCGGAATATCCGGAGCCTCGACGCCGGCAAAGACAGTTTTGTTTTTCGTCGCAGTCCACGCTTCATAGGTGGCGATCGTCGAGGTGACAAAGAAGTAAACCAGGCTTCCCGGCGAGGTATAGAGACCCGTCAGAGTTTTAAATTCAGCAACCGAATCCCATTCGCGCGGGACCAGATAGGAGAAAAACTTCTGGTAGGTGTTGCCCAGGGAAACATCTTCAGCAATGAAAGTTGTCAGCGTTTCGACAGCGCCTGTCATGGACACATCGCCAAGCTCAAGCACATAAACTGCCCGCGTCTTTCCCTGAGCCCAGAACGAGGTGTTCATCTGGGAAATTTCGTTCTGAACTACCGTTTTTACCGTTCCCATTGCCGTCGCGGTGCCGGGGTTGGTCGTCAGCGGATAGGTAAAGGTGTTGGTACCTGTCACGGTAGCGGTATAGGCGCCATTGTACCCAGCCGGAGTCGCGCCGGATATGATCACCGGGACCTGTGTTCCGTTAGTCCAGCCATGAGCGGCGGACAGCGTGACAGTTACCACGCCAGTAGCCCAGGCGAGCGTTGAGATAGTTTTCGCCGGTGCGAGGATGTCGGCCAGATCGGTTTCACTGGTCAGCAGCTGATATTCACCGGCATTCAGCGTCGTGCCGCCCATAGAAATCATCGCCCCGGACTTTAACAACTGCGAGGGCTTCGGCGGATTCGTCACCGACACGTTAATATTAACAATTGCCATTTACTTATTTCTCCGGGTAAATATTCGGAATTGCAGATGTGATCAGCCGGCGCGACAGGTCACGCATCCGTTGCTGGTAGTAGTTGATTTTGAATTTGATGGTCTTACGCATGGCGATGATATTGAGCTCGTTCTGAGTGACTCGCTCATCCTGGACGACGGGAATGTTCATGATCCCCATCTCCGGGGTATCTCCGGTCGTGTAGTCCTGCACATACCGCACAAAATCTTCAATGCTGGCGTTACGCAGGCCGGTGACTGAAAGCGTCACATCTTCCGATACCAGCTGATACTGGTTTTGCTTTTCGTCCAGATAGAATGCGCCGGCGATCGGTGACGTGTTACTGCACTTCACGGTCGCATATGGCGGCGAAAGGTTCTGTGTTGAGAGCATCGCCGGGAACATCGGCATGTACTGATTCAGGGTCAGCCAGATCGGCAACGAGCTTGACACCACTACGTCGGAAAGGTCTATGTCATCCGCAGAGTTGATGATCTGCGACCGCATGTGCGGGAAAATCGCCTCTCCGGTGTAGTGGTACAGGTTCGCCGGCTCATTCAGCCCGGTACGCCGGGAGAACGAGAACTGCACGCCAAAAAACTCGCCGATGTACAGCACCTCTGACCCGATGTCGTTAAACGGGTCGATGTCCGCCTGCGCGGTGAACGTCACCACGTTGCGATCGTACAGTTGTTCATCGTCCTGAATGGTTTCGGTCGTCAGGTGCAAATAACCTTTCACATCCACCGTGTCCGGCTCATTGCTCGGATCGTCAGACAGGACCGAGGCTTTCACCCAGAACACGAAGCCATCGAGCGGAAGCACCTTTCTGATGTACTTCGTGAACGTCACCACCTGAAACCGGCTCAGATCATCCAGACCCTGCGTCAGGGTAGCGTTAAGCTCGGTTTTGGCGTTCTGTAACTCACTCAGGGAAGGCATTCAGCACCCCGCTTACCCAGGCTCGCATAGCAGCCTGATAGGTTCCTGTATCAATGAACGAAGGGCGCGGCGGCCCCTTTTTGCCTTTAAAGCGCTTCGATATACCCTCAAGCGCGCGGCGCGTTGGAACGCCAGGGAGGCCGTTCATCTCGGTGTTATCGAGGAAGCCGACAAAGAGATCGTGAACTTTGGACATTGACTCAGCGAGCGGGTCTTTTGCCGGCGGCGCGCCAGCGAACATGTTTTCAAGCGCTGCGGCGAGGTCTTTGCTCATCAGCTCAGCGATGTCGTTCCCGTAGCGGTCAAAGAACGTCTGCATAATCTGATACCTTGCTTCCAGCTCTTCCGCTACGCTCCCCGTCGTGGTGTCCTCGCCCTCGTAGGGTATATCGATAACGCCCAGATGAAAGGTGATCATGACAAGCCCCACAGACTCCCGAACTGCTGTGCGATCATCAGGTAGCGACGCCCCCATGGGTCCTGGAGCATCTGCAGGTCTGCCAGCGACAGGTCTTTGAAGAAGTCCGGAACCAGGCGCTGGGCGCTGGTAGAGTTATCCCCGGCGCCCGTAATAACCCCGGCCTTGAAGTCATTCAGCCCATATTGTTTACGAAATTCAGCAAACACAGCCTCTGTCCCGTAATTGATGAGAAACGAAGCCCCAAGGTTATAAACCGCGATGCTGTACATATTCGGCATAACGCAAGCGATGTCAGGGTTTACCCATTCAACGGCACCGCCATAGGCGAGAGAAAAAGACGGCGAGTCGTCGGGAACCTGGTCGGGGGTGATGTCCATATCAGATCGAACGAATTCGATAAATCCCGACAGGCTGGTGGTCATTTCTTCTTGCTCCCGGCTTTCGGCGTGACAATTTTTTCGTTGATGGTCGGATCGTCAGAATGGTCATCGCGCCCCTTGGCCTGCTCTGCGCTGAATTCCATGTCACCCTCGTAGCCGATACCGCTTTCTCGCAGAGTGTTATCCAGTGCGGCGACGGATGCCTGCCGGCGATTATGAGCTCCGCGGGTCAGATGGCCATCGTTATCGCGAATGGTTTTCTCAATAACGCTGGCGGAAACGGGTTTGTTGATGCTGTAGCACAGACCGACAAATGCCTGGCTCTGGTCGATTTTGGTTGAGTCAACCAGGCCGTAAACCTGATGATGCTGAATAACCGCTTCGACTTCTTCGGTCGAGCCATCCAGAACCTGCATCTGCGAACCGTGCTCAATGGGGATCTGGCGGAGGCGCCCGGTTTCCAGCTGGCGGAAAGTGAAGATGTGGCGCTGTTTGGTAGTGTTGGCGATGTACAGTTTCATTGTTTACCCTCGTAAAAAAGCCCCTGCACAGCGAACCATGCAGAGGCTTAAGCACTTCTCAATTTCGCGTTTTAGGAGCTGTATGCCATCGACAGGATGGTGATAGCTTCCGGACGAACTGCCCAGCCTGCCGTAGAGCGCATTTCTGACAGCACATCGATAGCGCCCCCGGGGATTGGCGTCGGGATTTCCATCGGTGCCGCCATGTCGGTGAACATCAGGGCGTTCGCCGCCAGAGACGGGCTCAGTTTGGCGAATTCGTTGGTGTTCACGGTGGAGTTGACCATCGGCACTTCCACTTCCGGGATGGTGATAACCACCGCGTCAGTACCGCCGGCACCGGCGCCGATCAGCGTGTCGTCGTATACCCAGTCAACCTGGACATTCGCGCCGCGGAGCACCTCTTTCACAGTTCCACCGACGGTATCAGTACCGCCACCAGGACGCTGATAAGAGGTCAGCTGTACGATCTGCTGAATTTCCATTGCGCCCAGCACGCGCTGCGGCCCGAGGATAACGACACGCTGCTGGCGACCCAGCTGCATGGTGCGGGTCAGCGCGGCCTGTACATGGCCCAGCAGATAGACCGCCATCTGTCCGTGGTCATAGGTCAGCACAGTGGTATTGCCGCTGCTGTCCGCCGGCAGGGTTTCGGTTGTCGCGCCTGCGGTGTTCAGCAGACCTTCGCCGCCTGCCGGGTTCATGCCGTACAGCAGCGCAGAACGCAACTGCTGGAAGATGCCCTGACGCATGCCGAGACGCTGAGCTTCTGGCAGTGCCACGTTCCAGTTAACGGCCGCCGCGGTGTCGTGGTGATCGTAGATACCACGGCAGCGGAACAGGTAGGTTGGAGTGGAGATCATACGCGCCTCGAGCGCCACGCTCGGAAGCTGGTTGGCGTTGCCGGACTGGCTGGAGGTTACCTGGGTACGAATATCCAGGCGGCGCATATAAACGTACTGGTCGCCTACGCCAAGGCGGACCTGCGGGTTACCGCTGGCGATGGTTTCGAACGCACCGGACGCCTGCTGGTAACCAATGATCAACTCCGGCGCAATATACGACGGGTTGACGATGGTGTAGCTGGGGGTAATTGCAGCCATTTAAAGCTCCCGATTAAAGTAAGACCAGCGCGCAGCTGTCGGTGTTGTTCCAGGTAAGGAAGCCCGTAGCGCTGTCATAGCTGACAGTTTTCGAGTTCCCGCTCTCGATGGAGATGACTTTCACCGGCAGGGTGATGTCTGCCTGAGCCACAGCACCGATATTGCCCTGCGTGGTTGCGGAACCGCCCGGCGCGCTGGCAGGCGCATAGGTGAAGGTTGTCGTACTCGGTACGCTCAGCACAACGACGGTGCCGTTATAGGCAGCCGGAGCTACGCCGCTGATCTTCACGTACTGGCCAGCAGTCAGACCATGCGCAGAGGCGGTGGTGGCGGTGGCCACGCCGTTCGAGTAGGTAACAGCGGTCGTGGCAATGTCAGCACCGGCAAAAGCCGCCGCGGCTGCGGTGGTCACCTGGCTATTGACGAAGTCCCACGCCAGCGGCGTTTTCACTGATGCGCCAGCAGTTCCCAGCGCGACCACCTGCGCTGAAGCTTTCAGCGGAACGCGCATGTTGGAGCCAAGGCGATAGAATGAAACGCTCATGCCGGACGCATACAGCGGAACCGGTGATTGCGGAGTGGTAAGCCCGTTGTGGGCCTGGTTGAAGACGGTGAAGCCTTCGAGCTCAGCCAGTGACACAGCGCGACGAATAGTCGACCCGCGAGGACTGGAGTTCACGCCAGGCAGCAACTCGGCAACCGGCAGGCCGCCCCAAAGCGGTTTGGTTTCGGTGGCGGCGACAGTGCCGGACGCCAGGTTAAAGCGGTTTGCCGGATCATCCAGAGCAACGCCCTGAATGAAGCCATCAGACTGCACACCGAAGGAACCAGCGGCATTCGTGGTCGCCATCGGGTTAAGAGATAAATTAGCCATGCTTCAGAGCTCCCGTTAAGCCTGGTTGTTAAAACTGGTGACCTGACGCTTGCCAGACTGGAACGGCGCCCAGGTGACGGCGGGATCGCCTTCAAAGGTGCTGATCTGGCGACCGGTTGCATCGGCGCGCTTAATCTCGCGCAGCATACCGGGACCAACTGACAGGCTGGCCGCCTTCTGCGCATCAGCGTAGATATGCTTTTCGGCAGTGCTCAGCAGTTGAGAATCAGCGATGGCAGAGAGATCGACGGCTTTGTAGTCCGGCGAATGCTCCTGCAGTTGAATCATCAGGCGTCGGCGATACGCCATCGGTTTTTCACCGGACAGCGGGATCGGGGCGCGTTTGCCAAAGCTGGAGAAGACGCTATCGGCTTTCACCTGCGCTTCTGCAACTTCGTTGCGCTCTTCGTCGCTCAGTTCGGTAGGAATGCGGGAGCGAAGCTCAGCAATTTCCTGGCGGATTTGAGAGTCGGCCTTTTCTTTTGCCATTTTCTCAGCCTCTTCGGCATCTGCCTTTTCTTTGGCTTCAGCATCAGCTTTTTCCTTCGCGGATTTCTCTTCCGCGTCGGCTTTAGCTTTCGCCTCTTCCGCTTCTTTGTCTTCTGCGTCCGCCTTTTCTTTCTTGGCAGCCTCTTCGGCGTCAGCCTTGGCTTTCGCTTCCTTCTCTTCGTCGGCCTTAGCCAAACGCGCATCGATCGCCTTATTAATCAGCGCTACGATTTTTTCCTCGTCCATCTTTTCAGCCTCTTCAGGAATGGAATCAGATTTAACACCGGTAGGGGCAAGGAGCTTGTCCCACACGCCCTGTTCACAAATTGCAACGTGGTCGAGCAGCTCGGGGGATGGCTCCACCAGTAGAGGCTGACCGTCGACAATGATTGATTGAGCAACCTCAGAGAACTTCACAGTTGGCGAGGTGCTTAATTGCCTTGTTGCCATAATTTCAGCAGCTTCGGCGTCGTACACACGCGCAACGGCCCACACTTCGCCCTTATCGGCTACCCAGGCATTTGTCAGGGTGCCAATAACGCGCTTTGAGAACTCGTCGCTATCAAGTGTTCTTTTTTCGGGGTGAAGCCAGATAAGTGGTACGCCAGCTACCCGCTGGAGAAATTCAGGGGTGAGATAGTCGTCCGGGTTACGGAACGTCATCTCCTGATCTGCAGATCGCCAGGTAACCCCTGTTCCGGTCACCCGGATGGCGAACATCCACATGTTGTAAAAATATTGCGGGCTGCTTAGCGTTCCGTCAGCGATGAGCGCGGCCACATCGGTTTCGTTGAGCGCCTGCTGCGCCAGCATTTCAGCGAATGGCTGATGAAGCGGCTTTGGCAGATCGTCAATATGGAACCATCCGGCGGCCAGCGATTCGTCGTTTATCTTCGCTTCGAACTGCTCCGGCACGTCGGCGCGGTAGGTCAGGTAGCCACCATGTACGCTGTGCGGCGTCAGCGGGCCATCGTACTGATAGCCTGTTTCCTCCAGCACCTCGCGCCGTGCGGCGTCTATGGCTAACTCTCCCGGCTCTATCGTCCCGCCCGGCTGGCACCATGTGCCATCATCCGAGCGCTGGATCAGGAAGACGAACTTCCCCTGACGGAACATTATCCCGCTGCCAAAAATAGCCACGTTTTAATGCTCCTATGCTGCTTTCATGGACTCCAGGAACTTGCGGCCCTTCTGGGTCAGCATGTCCTCGGGAATGCTGCGGAGGTTGTACAGATAGGTGACGTAGCACCGACAGAAAACCTCTTCGCCAGGCTGCGTGATTTCGTCGAGATAGCCGGCGGGGCCAGCTTTGACATAGCCATTTTTCTGCGCCCAGTTTCCGCGGATGAGATAGACCAGCTTGTCACGTTCCTTGTGGTCTTCCCGGTAGTCATACCCTGCCTGACGCCAGTGGCTATGCCACTCGGCAGCAATCGCGTTGTTGCTCGTCGCGATGATGTTGTCGATATTGGCGATCAGCTTATGGCTCTGGTCAATCATCACGCGGCGCGCTTCATAGTCGACCTGCTGGGCACTCTTCTGGATGTGATCGCAGTTGTAGTTAACCCCGCTTCGCGACGATGGTGACAGACCGCCGCCGACATAATCCTGCACCGGTATACTGGTTGCCCAACCACTGAAACGCTGCACGGTTTTGTTAATCGCCGCGGTGCGATTCAGTTTTATCAGGTCAGCGCTGGCCAGGATGCGGCGATCCAGCTCGCTGCGTAACTTCGGCTCCATGTAGTTCAGCGTGAAGCGTGAAAGCCCCCTGTGGCGCTCCAGCGCTCCAGCCTTGCTGACCTGCAGGTCATAGGTCTTACGCAACCGATCCGACACCATGCTCATGTAGTCGTCATCAGTTTCGCTTTCGGCCGCCTGCCGGATAATGGACTGCCATTGCTCCAGCTCCTGCCGCGAGGTGTAGCCATTGCGCAGAAAGAACTTCACCGCCTCTCGTACGGTGCGCGTGAAAGTCTTCATAGCATCATCCCGCCACCGGGCTCTTCTCCCTGCGGCTGCTGAGGTCGGTTAGCCTTTAACGAGTCGATATCGAGATCGAGCCGCTGCGGGAACAGGCTTTCGTTGGCGTTCGCGTTGGTTTGCGCCCACTCGATAAGCAGAGCGCGGTTCTCATCATCCGTGTTGACCTGTGGAAGCAGCACTTCCAGCATGCTGACGATCGCCTTAAACCGGATTTCGTCGACCTTCACTTTTTCGCTTTCCGGCTCTTTCAGGGATGACGGCCAGCGATATTCGAAGTTGTTAATCCACGATGAGAAGTACAGGCTGTAGGTGTTTTTCAGCTCCGGGAAGTCAGCACGCAGAGAATTGAAAAACTCAATACTCCAGGCGCGGTACTGGCAAATGCGGATGAAATAGTCATACAGCGGCTCAAGCCATTCGCGGATGTTGTCGATGTAGACCGCAACCGAACGCGCGTCTTCCGTGCCCTCTCCGAAGCCCTGGGCGAACGTTTCCGAGTTCAGGATGATAGCCGGCATGTCAGCTGCCGCCGCGATGTTCTCCAGAATGTGATTTCTGGAGGAGTCGAGCGGCTTTTCCAGGTTGCTCAGGTCGATGGATTCGATGCTGTCATTTTCGCCGATCTGCAGGACTTCGCCTGTCTTCCCTCGCTTCAGCATCATTCGTTTGATGCCGCTGAGCTTCTGCATCATGTTGTTAACGACTGAGCTCGGGCCCTGAATCTTCGTTACCAGCAAGCCACCCTTCACGGAAACCATGTCGTCAGTGCGCATGGTCTGGATGAAGGACTTCAGCGGGAACAGTGCGCGCTGGTATACGCTGCGACCGGTAAAGCCAAAGGCCGCAGAGTTATAGGCCAGATAAATCGGGTCCTCGTTCTGCTGCACGACGCAGCGGGATTTGTGATACGGCTTACCAGCCACTCTGATCCCGTCGACCTTCTGGAAGTCCTGCGCGTTCGGGTCCTGGTTCAGAACGATGCTCCCCGCGGTGTTCAGCGGGTCGAGAATGTTGAATGTCACGTTGTGCTTATACAGCGTGCGGTAGTCTACCGCCGAGGACGGCTCCTGGTTATCAACCAGCATTGCGATCGCCGAAACACCGTAAATGCGAGAGATGCGCGCCGCATTAGCGATGTGCTTATCGGCGCCCAGTGCTTTCCACTCCCGCTCAAATGCATCTCGGAGACGCTGCTCAATGCCATACGCCTGCGAAATGTGAACCGTGCGCGATTCGTTCATCGCCATCTTGATCGGGCGATCCACCATTTTCCCGCCCAACGGGTGGAAGAGGTAAATCGTTTTGCAGGTCTGATAGCCAGCCGACATACCCGGCTGAATGTCATCGCTGTCCAGGAGCGTGATCAGCTCCGGCGAGCAGCTGCCGATTGCGATATCATCTTCGTTCATTGGTTTTCTCGCTAGAGTGCGTCGCCGCTACCGAACGCGATGATCAGCCCGTAGGTGTAATCATCCAGCAAATCGTCGGCGCGCTTGTGCGCGTTCTTATCGGCAAGGTGGAATCGTGATACCTGCTTATGCAGATGGTTTGCTGTTTCGCCCTTGAAGACGGCCGTCTTCTCGTAGGCGTATCGGGATATTTTCGCCAGCCCGCGGTAGTGATAACCGGAGGCCATAATGGCGCGTTCGTCCTTCCCTTTGCTGGTCAGGGCGGATTCAATTTTGTTGACCGGCCATCCCAGGCTTTCACCTTTCTGCAGGAGGATGCTGCCCATGCTGGCGTCTTCGATGAAAACGCCGAGGCTGCCATTTACAGCGACGCACTGGCCGGATAGCTCATTCAGCCGGGTGAAAACAGACGGAATCCACTCTTCCAGCAGAGCGCCGTCGATCTGCACCACATCCCAGTCGAGTATGGTCAGTCGCTGAATGCCTGGCCGGGTGTCGACGGCGTAGTAAACCACCGCCGTGCCGTCGTGCTCTGTACCGCCCTTAACTGCAGTATCCATGACAGCGAAGACGGCCTGGCACATTTCAGGGTAATCGACTGGCTGGTCCTGGTTTTCACCCTCGAACCATTTGCGAACGTCGAAAAGCGACGCAGCGGACCAGTCGACGAACTCGGCCAGGAACTCCTGCCTGAAAACGCGCGGGTCGTTGTTCTGTCGCTCTTTCTCCAGCTCCTCGGGAGGAACAAAGGGGTTTGATGACGTCGGAGCATGATGCTCATGGAAGCCGAGGTCTTTGTTATGGCAGATGGCATAGAAGAAGTTTTCTTCGTCCACACCGTCAGGCGTTGAGAATACGTAGGCCCGGCCCTTCGTCGTCAGCAGCGTCGGCTTGATCGACTTAGGCCAAATCTCCTTCAACATTTCAGGCGACTTGGTAAACGCCGCCTCATCGATCAGGATAATTTCATATTCACGACCACGACCGGCCAGTTTGTTGTCGTTGGTGACCCAGAAGTCAATCTTCCCGCCGTTCTTCAGCAGCAGGCGCTTTTCCTGCCGGCTGAAGCTCTTTTTCAGCGGCAGCAGGATTTCTTCCAGCTTGTCGTAGATCTCCTGGTACTGGCGATACTCGGCAGTGAAGATACCGACCCGACCGCCCAGCTCGATATCCATGCCCGGGCGCCGGAACTGCGACGTTGCGTAGGTCACCGCAGCGCTCGACAGCATGAAGGTTTTCCCCCAGCGTCGACCACAGCGAACCGCATTCAACTGGTGATCCCAGGAGTCAGACCAGACCGTTAACTGCCCGTTGTGTAGCGTGGGTAGGTAAATGTCGGCCATGATTTATCTTCCCGGGATTGGCAGCGAGTTATGCACGACGATCGCGTTATCCTTGTCGCCGTCTTTCAGTACATCGATTTCGAGCTCAACCTTTTCGGTCGCGGCTTCGCGGTAAGCGGCATCAACGCGCTGCTTTATAATCGCCGCCTTGGTGTACTCCAGCGACTCAATGCGCGCAGTGTTGCGATGCATGGCTTTTTGCGCCTGAGAGATGAGGTCGTGCAGATGCTTGGCCTGCTCGCTGTCGGCTGTCTCCAGCTCTGTCTGCCAGCGCCCGATATTCTCTGCGGCTGTCAGGCTCGCCGCACGCAGCCAGAAAAGCTCATCGTCGAGCGTGAGCATCTGGGCATCTTCGGTGATAGCGTCAGAAAGCAGCATCCGGCGGCCGTAGCCACCGTGCTTTAATGCGTTCTGGTTGCCAGGCTGAAAAGCGTTCGTCGGCGGTGCGGTGCGTGATCCGCGTATCGGTTTCGTTTCTGGAGATTTTGAGCGGGTGCCTGTGTCGGGCTGGTTTTTTTTCACCTTCCCGTTTTTATTGGCCCCGCCTTTCTCCCTCTGCGAATTCGCAGATTTGTTCGCACTTTTTTTTTGCGAATTCGCACCGTAAGTCGTGACTTTGATATAGCGTTTCGCAGATGAGTAATTCAGTCCCTGCGCTGCGCACCAGTCTTTCGGGGATATTCCTGTTTTGGCATGCTCGGCGAGGAACTGGTGTTGCAGTGCTCCCCAGTCCGGTTTTGCCATAGTCCTTACCTCGTTGTGACATTATCGAGCCACCTCTGGAAGTGGCTCTGTAATGCCCTACTTAACCGTTTCGATTGTCGAGCCGTGCGAATTCATCACATATACCTGGTCGCCGGGGTAGATGAACTGGTAGCGAACGCCGTCGAATGCCTTGCGCTTTGCATGCTCAGGGCTTTCGAAGTCTTCTACCAAGATGGCGATAGCATCTTCATCCAGAACCCCCTCGCGCTCACTGACGATTAATTCCTCTTCCTGCAGCGCATCTTTGCACTGCGGGTCTGAATAGACCGCTGGCAGCCAGATAGCAAAATCAGGGTTTGAGTGGTCATTGGTCTGCAAGAGAATATCGTCGAAACGCTCACACCCCGCACGGGCAATAGTCACGCTCGGTTGTTCGCAGATGTGGGTCACGCCGTTAATGATGGTCTTAACTGTAAACATGGTATTTCCTTCTTCTTCTGGTAATAAAAAGCCCCGCTAATGCGAGGCTCGTTTTTTCTCTGCTTGCCTGATGTCAGCCTTATCACGGTTGCACTGCCCCAGCGCTGATAGCAGTCCTACGCCAAAACACAGGTGTACTCCTCCGCAATATGGTCCGGGTTGCGAAATGATTAAACATATTTAGATACACGATGTATTGTTTAGTCATTGGCTGTTCATTCAGCGCCCCGTTTACTTTTGGATATCCTCTTCGGGGTTTTTTATCACGCCGACCTTGCCATGCAGGAACGGCAATGTAGCCCCGCTACTGACTCACTGCACGGTAGTAGGCCTGCCAACGGTATTTATCTAACCGCAGTTGGCGCAGGCATTGAGCGGTTTCGACGTCTGACTGCAGGTCTTCGTCGGTGTCCTTCCCTGCATCACTTGCTTTGCACGGAGGGCTCATCAAATCCGGGGATGGCGTTGGCAGCGTCGATAGCTCGCTGGCGCAGCTGCACAGCATCATCGTCAAACCGGCACACAGTACGATTCGGAGACTGGACATATTTCACCACGTCGCGGGTTATGGTTCGGTAGATGACCTTGCCCTCTTCTGTAGCGGCAGCGGCCTTTTGCTCAACTGGCTGGATAGTCTTTTCGGCTTTCTCTTTTTTCTTCGCCGCGAGGGCATTGACATGGTCAGCGTGAGAATTCCAGCCAGACCGCCATGAGAAAATGCAGGTAAGCAGCAGGATGACTACAGCGCTGATAATGACGGCTAAGCGGCTCATTTCTGGCCCCACTCGCAGACTTCACGCTCAATCTCTCGCCTGGTGATCAGTCCCTTCCACTGCTTGCCACCGGCATACGTCCAGCGCTGCAGTTCCTTGCAGGCGCCAGGGACGTCTCCAGCATTCAGTTTCTTCAGTAGCGTGGAGCTGGCGAAGGCGCCAGAGCCAACGTTATAAGTGAATGAGTAAAGCGCGGCTCGGGTAGGATCAGGAATGCGGACTTTGATGAGCGGGTCAATGGCGCTTGCCACCTTCTGCAGATCTGCCTTCAGCAGGCTGTCGCATTCCCTGTCGGTATAACGATGGCCGTGGCGAATATCGGTGCCAGTGTGACCATCACAAACAGTCCAGACGCCGACAACATCCTGATAGGCGTAATAACGCCTTCCTTCCAGGCCGTCAGCATTACCAAGCATGACGGAAGCAATGGCTATGGCGCCACCACCGCCGGCGATCACGCCAATCAGTTTTTTCCTCATTGATGGCGTCATGTTCACCCCTGTGTATCACTTGCGATCCGCTTCAAAGCCTCGGTAACCACTTCGGCTGAAGCCGGACGGTCACCTCCAGGCTTTGTGGAGACATCAGCCAGATAACTGGCCAACAGTTGCGTGCGCTTTTTCTCTTCATCAAGCCGCTCTCGCTCTTCCTTGCGCTTTGCGTAATACGTCTTGATTGTGAAGAAGGCAGAGATCAGGGCGCCAATGATGAAGACATAATCCTGCAGACTCAGGACTGAAAAGATACCAAGCAAGGCTGACCACCAGTAAGGCAGATTGTGACCATCGGTTGGGTTCATACGTTGCATCTCTCACCTCCGATAATGTTCGGGGTGCTATCTGTAGTCAGTAAAAGGTTCAGGGCCGTCGGGCTGATTTACCAACAAAGCGTCGAGGGTGATTCCCGCGACCCTGAAAATAAAAAAACCGCTCAAGGCGGGAAGAAATACCAAGGGTAAAAGCGACGGCGCGGTAGCCGTAATGGTCCCAAGGTAGAGGGATATGGTGGCCTGTTGCGTTGTTGGCGCAACGCCCTGATGGATTGGATTATGAGCCCGTCATCAGGTCAGGCCATTATCTGGCGGGACAGGAAGGATTCGAACCTTCGACCATTCGGTTAACAGCCGAACGCACAACCGCTGTGCTTCTGACCCTGAAATGAAAAAGCCCAAGGTGTTAACCTCGGGCTTGAATTTTTGCTCACTTTCGAGCCGTCACGTTGCTTTTAAAGACTGCCGCTGTCTTACTGCTTTTTACTGATGGCTTGCCGACCAATTTGTTTTCACCTCGCTCTTTCGCCTTTGACGTCCGAGCATACATGAATTATGCAGTTTCAAAACTTATTTTCAAGTCTTTTTTCACGTTAACCTCATTTTCGATGCTAAGTTCTGCACAAAGTGTGAAATAGACAGCAGAGTTAAACAACTCAACGCACCACCTCACCCTATCGATACACTGCTTTTCGGTAAGAAATGGCGCGTAGTGATATTGCATCCATCTGGCCATATCAACCATTGGCTGCCGGCTTTTGTAGTAGTTTTTACCAATGGTGTAAATCATCGTCTCTTTTGGAAACGCTTTAAGGATTATTGCTTCCATAAAGTCAGCTTCATCCTGATCAATTGCATTACCGATGATGTCAGATAGTGATTTTTTAGGCCATAGAAGCGCTTTTGCCATGACTATGAGGTTTGCACCTTCGTAACCCATCTTGCGAAGCTTGGCGAGAACATCAGTGATTTTTTCCTGCTGCTCCCCAGTCCACCCGGTTATTATCATTGACCACATCCCGCCGCCACCTGAAAGGTGTTCAGTTCCACTCCCCCCAAATACAGAGCCCCAGTGATTAAGAAGGGATCTAACCCAGCGATTTTGAGATGGAGTAAGCCGACGATACTTACCTAAATATGATCGCCGAGGAACTCTGGCTAATTCAGACCAGACTTTTTCGTTTTCTTTTTTCATGCTGTCTCTCCCAGGGTCTGATAGATGCGAACGAAATTTCTCAATATGCGGTAGTCAACCAGTACGGTGCCACGGTGCCGGCATAGACGCAGCTTTTGCCAGCGGTCGCGGATGCGTTCGATAACGTCACGATTCATGCGGCCTCCTGATGGCGGGCGCGGCGCTTCTCCAGCGCGCGGGCTCTGCGGGTGAAGATGGATTTGATGCGCTGCAGGTAGGGAATATCGAACCGGCGCGGCTCGTTATCAGTCTCAAGGCGCTCTACGCGATCCAGGCCAATGCGCTCAATCAGGCGAATGCGGTATTCAACAGCATTGCCGCTCAACTGGCGGTTGCAGCGGGTGCATGCGGAGTGGACATTGAACACGTTGAATTTCAGGTGCGACGCGGCGCCACGGGAACGGTAATGACTGGCGTCAATAGCGCTGCCGGTCAGGTAGTTTCTCTTACCGATAAGCGGGCTTCCGCAGCTGACGCAGGGCTTACCTTCATCACGAATGCGAATGTACCGGTTAAAGGCTGACTGAGCCTCTTTATCCCATTGGGCCTTTGTCTTGAATGACTCTCGCTTGGCCCGGCGACGCTGGCGCCCTTCTTTCTCGGATTCGCGCTGGCGCTTCACCGCCCTGGCCTTCGCTGCTTCCCGGGCTTTTGCTGTCTGTTTTTTGCCGATCGCGCTGGCGCATTCAAAACTGCATACCACCTGCCCTTCCCGGGCAGGATGGAACCATTCGCGGCAGTGGGCGCATTTACGACGTGCTGGTTTACGCATG